CAGCGCTCCCGGCCCTCGGCCTCCAGCAGCTGCACATAGTCCACGAAGATCACGTCGAAGCCCCGCATGATCGTCCGCCCGCGGATCTGATCCACGGTCCGGAAGCGGTTCAGCACTCGGATCCGCTGCGCGGCCTTCCGCATGGCCACCGAGGTGACGGCCTTCCAGTCGCCGTCGCTCAGCGCCTTCTGCTTCGACTTCGGCAGGTTCACCGCCGCGGTCTGGACCTCCGCCAGCAGGCGCTCGGTCAGGGTGTCCGCGTCCGTGTCCAGGCTGAAGAAGCCGACCTTCTTTCCGGTGTCGGCCAGATGGTAGGCAAATTGCAGCGCCAGCGCCGTCTTGCCGACGGAGGAATCCGCCGCCAGAATCACGAACTTCCCGCGGCCCACGTTCAGCAGCCGGTCCAGTTCCGGGATCCCGAAGGACAGCCAGTCCGGCGGAGTCTTGTCCTCCATCCTCGCGCAGTAGCGGCCGATCAGCTCCGCCAGGCTCAGGTCCTCGAACTCGTCCAGGTCCCGCAGTCGTCCGCCCAGGGCCTCGTAGGCCGCCGCGGCCTTCTCCAGGCTGTCCGCCATGGAGATCTCCGCCGCAGCCGTCCGGATCGCGCTCAGCTTCGCCGCGTCCCGGATCAGATCCAGGTAAAGCTCCACGTTCGCCGCCGTCGGCGTCTGCTGCATGCAGTCCACAATCAGGTTCTCGTAGGCCCCGCCGGCCGCCGCCAGCACGCTCACCGCGTCCACCGGCTTCCGCGCCTGCCAGATCCCCAGGGCCGCCTCGAAGACGTGCCGCAGGGAAGGGTCCCCGAACTGCTCCGCCGAGGCCCGGGAGAAGACGATGCCCGCCACGTGCTCCGGGTCGATCAGCAGCGAGCCGATCACCGCGCCCTGGGCCTGCCGCCATGCGTTCAGATCCATGGCAGCTCCTCCCGCGTCTCCGCCGGTGAGGCCGCCGTCTCCAGCTCGTCCTCCCAGCGCCGGTGGCTCAGCCATCTGCAGGGGTAGGGGACCGCCCGGCCGTTATCGCGCTGCCACTCCTCGGACGCCATCTGCGCCCTGAGCGCCGCACTCATCACTCCCATGAGCTTGCGGTCTGCCTTCAGCCTGTCCCACTCCCTGATCGCCTTGGACTTGTCCTTCTTCTTGGGGTAGAGCTTCCAGAACCTCTCGAACATCATCGGCTCCCACGCGGCCCCCTGGGGGGCTTTGGGGGGATCGTTCTCTCCTGCAGTCTCTTTCCTGATACGGGTGTCATTTTTGACGGGGTCGGGTGTCATTTTTGACGGGGTCACCCCGTCATTTTTGACGGGGTTGTCCGCCAGCGGGTTGATCCCGGCGAAGATCTTCCGCCGTCCCGGGCCTCCGTCCCCGTCCGCGATCGTGATGAAGCCCCGCGCCTTCAGCGCCCGCAGGTACCGCTGCACGGTCGGCTCGCTGATCCCGTACAGGTTCTGAAAGTACGCGTTGCTCGCGAAGCAGTAGCCCCGGGCGTCGGTCAGGCTGGAGATCTCCGCGTACAGCAGCTTCGCTCCCGCGGCCAGCTTCCCGTCGTACCGCACCGCTGCCGGGATCACCGCCCAGTAGCCCGGCTTTTGGCCTTCCGCCGTGCTTGACATTTTCTCTTCGTTCATGATATAATACCTCTGTTCCCGTGGATCTCTTTTGGGGTTCACGCGCCCGGACGGCATGCAGCGCCGCCCGGGCATTTTTCATTCTGTCATCCCGAGCGCAGCCGAGGGATCTGGCGCGGAGCGCCTTCACCTCCGCTGCTGCGGGATCACCTTCGCGTAGGCGTAAAACTCCACCGCCTGCCAGCGCGTGTTCCAGTGTTTCGCGGCGGCCACCATCGCGGCGTCCGCGCTGGGCGCGGCGACGGTCAGGTCCTTCTTCCGCTTCGGGTGGCTCACCGTGAAGCGCTTCGTCCCGCAATAGCCCTCGAAGCAGCAGTCGTACTCTTTAGCCATTGGCGCTCCCTTCCGGGATCTGCAGCAGCATCACCGCGGCCAGCGCGTTCTCCAGCGCTTTCCACTCCTCCGCCCGCAGCGGCTTGGCGTTGATCGCGCCGATCACCTTCCCGTCGCTCAGCGCGCCGCCGCTGGCCTCCACGATCTGCGCGATCGTGTAGCCCTCCGCCCGGGCCTGCTGCAGCTTCGAGTAGATCTTCCGCTTGTACAGCGTCCATGGTCCCGGCCTCTCCGGTGTCGTCGCGGGCGCTGCCTCCGGCATTTCCTCTTTCGCCTTCCCCTCGAGGGGAAGGTGGCCCTCAGGGCCGGATGAGGTGTCCGGCTCCGCCGGCTCCGGCCTGGCCGCCGGCTTCCGCGTTTTCTTCTTCGCCATCGCGGCCTCGGCCGCCTTCTGCGCCGTGCCGTGCAGTGCCTCGCTTACGACGGCGTCCAGCATCGGCAGCAGGTCGTCCTTCCGGATCAGCTGCGGGTCCGTCTCGTTGCCCTGGCAGATCTCCCACCATTTCCGCACTTGGTAGTAGAGGTCGAGCCAGCAGACCAGCTGGTCCACCCGCTGGCTCGTCAGCGCCGCCAGCATGTCCACGCAGCTCACCAGCGCCGAGTCGATGGTGCCGAGCTTCGGTTTTTCAGTCATTCCCGTCCTCCTGTAGGATCCGGACGCGCTTCAGCTCGTCCATGTACGCGGCCCCGTAGGCCTGCTCGAAGGGGACGAAGAGCTCGTCGCCCACGATCCTCCGGATCGCCTCGTCCCGCTTGGCCTTGGCGTACTCCAGCCGGTCGTCCCCGTGCTGGTCCGCGTCCTGGATGAACAGCTCCGCCAGCTCCTCCATGGAGCTGACGTAGGCGTCCCGGAAGGCCGCCGCCCGGCCGGGGCCGAGGCCGAAGACCTCGTGCGCCGCCAGGATCGCCGCGTCCATCCCCATGCAGAGCCTCGCCTTCGTCTGCTCCGCCACCAGCTGCCGGGTGCGCGTCTGCGCCATGGCCTCGATCACCGGGCCGAGGGTGTTCTTCTTTCCCATCTCAAACCACCTTCATCCCGGGGATGTACCGCCGGATCGGAACCACTTCGGCCTGCTTCCCGCGCGTCTTCCTGGTCTTCGGTGCCGTCTTTTCAGCTTTGGGCTGTTCCGCGCAGCGGCTCAGGTAGTGCAGCAGATCCTGCTCGAGGAAGCGGAGCTGGCTCCGGATCCGCAGCGCCGGCAGGTCGCCGTCGGCCACGATCCGCTCCAGCGTGCTCTCGCTCACCTGGAGGATCTCGCAGACCTCCGCCTTCGTCATCAGCTTGTTCACGCCTCGGCCTCCTTCGCGTACTGCACCTCGTAGGCCGCCCGGATCACGCCGTCCAGCTCGCTCAGCGCCTCCCCGAAGGCCACGGTCTCGCCCTGGTCGATCTTCCCGTCCGCGGCCAGCCGCAGCAGGTCCTGCAAGCCGCCCCGCTGGAAGTCCTGGAGGAGCAGCAGCAGGCTGATCACCGCCTCCGGCAGCGTCTTCTCCTGCAGCTCCGGCAGGATCCGCTGCGCCGCGATGCTCTTCCGTGTCAGGTGCCAGTAGCAGAGGATCTGCAGCCCGGTCAGCTCCGCCATGGTCAGCACCACGTCGTCCGAGGGGAGCATCCGCCCGGTCTCGTACTGCCGCACCGAGTCTGCGGAGATCCCCAGGAGCTCTGCCCACCGTTCCTGCGTCAGACCGGCAGCCTTCCTCGCGTTCCGGTAAATATTCCGGTATTCGTTCTCCATGGACTCAGGCCTCCTCCTCGGTTAGAATGAACTCTGCCGGCATCGGCTCGTACAGGTCGTCGATGGTGCAGCCCAGCAGGTCCGCCATGGCCGGCAGGATCGAAGCCCTCGGCCACGCCTCCCCGGTCTCGTACATCGAGACCAGGTTCCGGTTTTTGATCCCCAGCTCGTCGGCGAAGGCCTGCTGGGTATATCCCGCCGCGATCCTCCGCGGCGCCAGTCCCACCAGGCCCTTCTCGATGATCTTCATGTTCCCGTGTTCTCCTTCCTGCCCGATGCAGCCGGGCGTTTTTCTTCTCCCCGAACGGCTCCGGGGCTGAACCGGAGCCGCCCGAAAGGGAGAGTACACATGTCCCCCTGGTGGATCCCGGGGCGCCTCGGTGGAAAGATTAAGAACCGGGCGCCCTGACATCTCTGATGCTTCGCTGGATCCGTCGGCAGTCTCCGCAAGCCGTTAACGGAATCAACGCGACGCGCGGGTTCGCGTGCGACGCGCTCCCAGCTCTGCTGGGCCATCGGCCGGGCAGGAGGGCTAACGGAATCCGTTAGCGTGATACATCTTATAACGATGACCGTTAATTGTCAATATGGTTTACCATAATTCTAACAGATTCTGTTATATTGCTGAAAATGAGGGATGATTGTTGTATATTTTCACAGGGTGGTGGTCATGGTGAACAGAATCCGAGACTTGAGGCAATCCAGAGGAATGACGCAGCCGGATCTCGCCCGGCAGCTCAGCTGCACGGCCATGACCGTCTCCCGCTATGAGCGCGGCGAGGCGGATCCTGACGTTGCCACGATCTGCAAGCTCTGCGACATCTTCGGCTGCACCGCGGACTATCTCCTCGGCCGCAGCACGCGCCCGGAGCCTGCCCTCACCGAGGAGGAGGCTCAGCTCCTCGCCGCCTATGCCAATGCCACGCCCGAGATTCGCAGGAATGTGGACTTTGCCCTCGCGCCCTACAAAGAAGAAAGAGAAGTGGACCGGCTCGCCTGATCCGCTTCTCTGATTATTGGAGTTGATTCTATGTCCAAAATAAAACCCTTCTGGCGTGTTGTGATCGGGATTTTTCTCTTCTTAAACTTCGTTTACAGCTCAAACATGATGGCCATGCGCGAGGCCGGTTTTTTCGCCTTTGCCTTCTGGGGTGCGGCCATGGTCGCCTACATCTTTCTTTGCATCAAAATCAAGTATGACGATCCCGTCCGCTCCATGCGCGACCTCATGGCCCGGCAGGCCGCTCAGGAGGCCGAGCGAAAAAAGCAGGAACTCGAAGCCCACCTGCAGGCGGAGCGCGACCGTCGGGAAGCCGAGCGCGCGCAGCGGGAAGCCGAGCAGAAGGCCTGGGAAGAAAAGCACGGCCGGATCGTGACCGCGGTCGCCGGCGTCACCTTCAAAAACGACGACGGCGTCTCCCGGCAGAATCTCCTCAAGGATCTCAAGGCCCGCGGGGGAATGGCCGCCGATCTGGATCTGGAGGAATACGAGTATAAAGGCAAGCCCGCCATCCGCGTCCTCGTGGAAGGCGAGCAGGTCGGGAACATCCCGCGCTCCATGGTGCCCGAAGTCCTGGAAGTCCTGGATCGCATCGAGTATGCCAGCATCCTGGTCGATACCTTCCGCCCGGAGGAGGAGATCGACGACGAGGGGAACGTCCGCCAGCGCGGCGAGCTGATTTACCGGGCCGACCTGTCCCTGACGTATTCAAAATGAGCCGCGGCGACGAAAAGAAGTACGGCCCCGGCGGCCGGTATTATCGGAAACGCGTCCCGAAGCCCGGCGGCGGCTATCAGGATGTCTACGGGGAGACCATCGCGGACCGCGACCGGAAGGTGGAGGATCTGCAGGCCGCCTGGGCGCGCGCTGCCGCCGCGGAGGCGGATCCTCTGGTCTTCGAGTACGCGCAGAAGTGGTTCCGGCTGCACACCGCCGGCCTCGGCGCGAAGCGCGTCGCGGACTATCGAAATGCCATCAATAACCACATCTGCCCGGTCATCGGCGACCGGCAGCTCTCCGCCCTGGCCTACTCTGACATCCGCGAGGTCATGACCGCCTGCGCCTCCATGAGCCGCAGCTCCCAGCAGAAGATCGTCACCACCCTCCGCCGGATCTGCGCCGCCGCCGTCCGGGACGGCCTGCTGGAGAAGGATCCCGCCGCGGATCTGAAGCCGGGAGGGGAGGAGTCCGCGGAGAAGGAGGCCCTCACGAAGCCCCAGCAGCAGGCGCTGCTGGCCGCGGTGTCCGGACTGAACACCGAGACCTTTGTCCGCCTCTGCCTCTTCGCCGGCCTCCGCCGGGAGGAGGCCCTGGGCCTCAAATGGGAGGACGTGGATCTCGATGAGAAGACGCCCAGCCTCACCGTCGCCCGCGTCTGCAGCTGGGACGGGAAGAACCGGGCAGCCGTCCGCGTGAAGCTCAAATCGAAGGCCGCCCGCCGCACCATCCCGCTGCCGCCCCAGCTGGCCGACCACCTGAAGGCGCTGCAGCAGGGGAGCAGCTCGCCCTGGGTCTGCCCGGGCGC